TCACGCCGGCCGGTAGAAGACCAGCCCGCCCGCTTCCGCGACCGGCACCCGACCGAGTGCCCAGCCGGGCAGCCGGTCGGAGCCATGCCAATGCGTCGCGCCGCCGGTCGGGTCGGGAAGCGCCCCGGCGACGGCGCGCGCGGCGATGCGGCGGCAGATGGCCAGCGTCGCCGGGTCCGCCTCCGCGGACCGCAGCGCCGCGCGTGAGGCGGCGTCGCGCCAGCAGGCGAACAGGAACGGCGCGCGGCACGCCGCGGCGATCAGCGCGGGCCAGGGCACCGGGCCATGCAATGGCACGGCGGGGGTGAAACGCAGCCGCGACGCCGCATGGCGGCGGGCCAGTTCCGCGCGGTTGACCACCAGCGCCGCCAGCGCCTCGATCGCGCGCACCGGCGCCGCGCCGGCCTCCGCGCACAGGGTCCATGCGAGCAGCTCGATCGCCCGAGCCTCCATGGCCGCCGCCGCGGTGGGGGCCGGGCCACCGCCGGCTGCCTCGCCGCTCACTGGTCGTCCTCCATCGCTGCCATCCCCTGGCGCGTCGCGGAACCCGATCGGAACCCCCCGTGCGACATGGAGTCGAGTTTCGCCTCGATCCGCATGAGGTGCGAGGAAAACCGCCGATCGAGGTCGCGGATCAGCGACAATGGCACGTAGGTGCGGGCGACCTCGAGCTTGAACTCCGACAGCTCGTCGCGGGCCCGGCCAAGCGCCTCGCTCTCCCGCACGTCGGAGCGGTCGATCCGTTCCTGCAGATCGCGCCGCAGACCGTGGATCATCCAGAACAGCGCGGCGACGATCGGCGCCTCGACGGCGGTGATCCACCACGTCGTCTCGAACTGCATCACCCTGTGGCCCCCTCGGCCTGCTTGAAGGTTGGCCGCGCCGAACCCAAGCTCCGCGACGGAAGGCCGCGGAAGCGGATCGGAGCGATGTGGGACGAACCGTATCTGGAGACCTGCTGCCGGGCCGCGCTGCACCGGCTGACGCTGGTCGGCGAACTTGGCCGGCCGGAGGGCCTTGCCGATCAGCCCTGCCTGCTGCGGCTTCGTGAGATGTCTTTCGCCCGCCATCGGGCGGATGGGCGCTTCGCCATCACGGAGGCCGGAGTCGCACGACACGCGCGGGAGATCCTGCGCAAGCCCGCCGCCTGACCCGAAGGCCGATGCCGGTCGGTTTCAGCCTGATCCGCGCCAGCCGGGGCCGCGCGGGGCCGGCGGCACGCCGGGCAGCCTGACCGGCTCGGCCAGCAGGCAGCCGGCCAGCGCGTCCAGCGCGTCGTCATGCGTGCCGCCGGGCAGGTCCGGCCGCCATGCAGCCATTTCGGCCGGAAAGGGCGTGCGAAACACGCCCTCATGGGCATGCAGGCGGCGCGCCGCCAGCAGGGGATCGAGCGCGGCCAGAATGCGCTCCGCCTTGGCCCGGCGGCTCGCGTGTTCGATGATGGCGCAGGCGGCGCCGGCGCGCGCCATCTCCCGCCGCAGCAGCGCCGGCAGAAAGCGGCCGATCCCGTTGGTCTCGACGCGCACCGCCGGCAGCAGCAGATCGCGCGCGATGCCCGCGACCGCCTGGCACTGCTGCGTCGCCGGGTCGGTCGGTACGTCTGACCGGTGCGTCAGCCAAGCCACGCGGTGCAGATAGTGGTTGCCCTCGGCGTCGGCATAGGTGCAGGCGAGGACGGAGCCATCGCCGTCGCCATGCGCCAGCCCGAAGGCCGGATCCCAGAACCCGCCGCCCGAGACCAGCCGGCGGCCGAGCAGCGACAGCACCGCACGGCCCCCGGCCTCGCGGTATTCGGTGTCCTCGCCGTACCGGATCAGCGCGGCGGGATCGAGCCGCGCCGCCTGTTCCTCCACCGGCTCGAGCTGCATCTGGCGCGCGAAGTGCAGCGGCCCGACGCTCGCCCGCAATTCGGCCACACGCGCCGGCGGGAAGCGCTCCGGCCAGGCGCTGTGCCCTGCGGCGTCCAGCAGCGGGATGGTCAGCCGCCGGTAACTGTTCAGGAACCCGTCCCCGCCTTCCGCGGCGGCGCGGTACAGGCTGTCAGCGCAATGCGGCGTGCCGACATAAAGAATGCTGCCCTGCGGCGTCAGCACGAACTCCGTCTCCCGCAGCCGCTCCCGCAGCTCCGCGCGGCGCGCCGGCGTGTCGCAGGTGTTCGGCACCTCGACATCGTCGCAGACGATCAGGTCGGCGCGGCTGCCGGTGATGTTGCCGGTCAGCCCGTGCGCAAGCATCGACGGGTCGCGCAGGATTGCGTCGCGCGTGACGGTGAAACGGTCCATCGCCCAGCTTTCCGGCGTTCCCGGCACCAGCGCGGCGCAGAGCGGGTGGCGTTCCAGCGTGCGGCGGACGGTCGCCACCATCTTCACGGCGAGCATCTGGTCCGCCGCAAGCACAAGGATGCGCGCGGCCGGGTCGCGCAGCAGCCACCACGCGCAGAACAGTCCGACCAGCGTCGACTTGCCGCAGCCGCGGAACGCCATCAGCAGCAGGCGCCGGTCGCCTTCCGCCGCGCGGTCGCCGAGCCAGCGGGCGATGCGTCGGTGCACGCCCGGCATGTCCTGCGCCTGCGTGCGGTTCCAGATCCACGCGAATTCGATGAACTCAGGCGTCGCCAGACCGGTCATCCGGCGCATCCTCCTCCGGTACGGGAAGGCCCAGCGCCTGCCGCGCCTCGTGCAGCAGGGCGAAGCCGTCGCGTACGTGGTCGATCCCGCCATCCTCGCCGACAAGGTCAAGCAACTGCGCGAGGTGACTGAGGCAGGCGCGCGCCGCCGCATGGCGGCCCGCGAAGATCTTCGGGTCGTCCTCCGGCTGCAGGCGTCCAAGACTGCGGACGAATTGCGCGTAATCCGCCGCGACAAGGCGCACCGCCTCGCCGAACACCTGGGCGAAGGACGGGGTGGGAAGTCGCTTCATCGGGAGCGGCGGCATGCCGCAGCCGGACAGGTCCCCGCGGACGCGCCCGAACGGGCGCGGCAGGCGTGGCGCATGAAAGCTCTCCTCGAAGGATGGCGCGGAGCGCCGGGTCAGGCGCCGGCGTCCGGGCGGCGCTGCGCGCCGCAGGCGCCGGCACGGCCGCGGTCAAAGCCGCGGTTTGGTGGCGCGCACGAACAGCGTGCCGTCGGCGCCCGCGATGGAACCCGTCGTCACGTTCTGCGCGGTGACGCGGACCTGGTCGGTGCTGGCGATACCGCCGACCGATGCGTGGAAGATCACGCCGCCGTTCCAGAACCCGGCATTGCGGGCGAAGCCCGCCTCGACGAAGTCCCCCTGCCGGACGCCGGGCAGCGTGACGTCGGCGAAGGCAGTGGCGCCCGCGGCGAGGGTGGGCACGGTCCAGCCCTGGCTGGTCGTGTATTCGCGCTTGCCCCAGCTGCGGCCGCCGCCCGCCAGCACCGCCGGCGTGTGCAGCGCCGGGCCGTAGAGCCGCAGCGCCTTCAGCACGGCGCCGGCGACGCCCCCGCGCACGCCAATCACCGCGAAACGCGCATTCGCGTGCAGCGTCACCCGCTGCAGCCGGTTGAGCGCGAGGCCGCCGGTCAGCCCATCGAGATTTGCGTTGCCCTCGTGGAAGAAGCTGGGGCTGCCGGCCCACAGCGTGTTCATGTTGGAGAACAGGGCCGGGCTGGCGCTGTCGAGTACCGTCTCCGCGGCGTCGAACTGCAGGACGACCGGCCGCAACTCGCTGCCCTCCGCGGCGATGAAGAACTCCTTGCACTCGCCGCAGTCGACCACGAAGGCCAGCGCCCGGCTGGTGGGCAGGGTCACGCTGTCGCCGTTCAATCCGATGCTGTCGAGACCGGCGAAGCAGAAGCCGTTGAGCGTGGAGGGCGGCCCGCTCGGGTTGCCGGACAGCACCGCCATGCCTTCGAAGCCGGTGCCGCCGGTGGCGTCAACGATGGTCTGGCGGAAGGCCCGGCTGCGTACGTGCTCGGCCGCGGCAATCAGCCGCGGCGTGGCGATCGAGGCGGCGGCCTGGTGCATCGGGATCACCGTGCCGCCGGCCCGCGTCGCGCCGGGCGGATAGTCCACCGCGCAGCCCAGGAAGCCGTAGGTACCGACGAAGACCACCTCATACAGCGCGTCGCTGAAGCCGGCGGTGTGGCGGGCGACGAAGGGCGAGCACGCCTCCATCCGCACGCCGCGGGCGACAAGCGCGCGCCCCTCGACCTCGATCAGGAACGGGATGGCGTCCACCGTGCCGGGCGTGCCCTGCCGCTGCAGTTCGAAGGCCGGCGCATGATAGGCGTGGGCGTTGTGCAGCGTGTAGGCGCCGGGCGCGGCGGAAAGGCGCACGCCATAGCGCGCCTGCGTCTGGTTGGTGGCCGAGGAGCAGGCGAAGTGGCCGCCGATGAAGCGCAGGCTGTTCATCCAGGCCGCCGCGGTCAGCGTGCGGCAGTCCAGGCCGATGCGGTTGTCGATCAGCCGGTGCAGGTGGATCGTGCTGTCCTCGCAGCCACGCCCGTCGCCCACCAGCTGCAGCCCGATGGTGAAGCGCTCGGCGCGCCGCACATCGACCGAGCAGGCGTCGATGTTGAGCAGGCGGATGCCGACATCGCCCTCGTTCAGCCAGTCGCTCTGCGTCGCGCGGATCACCGACAGGCCCAGATAGGTTCGGCCCTGGGTGTTCACCGCGCCGCCATCGCCGATGGTCAGCGCCGCCTGTCCCGCCGGCCCGGCGTAGAGGATGGTTCCGCGCATGGTCAGCCCGGCCGAGGCCGACAGCAGGCGCAGCGGCATGGTGGTGCGGAAGGTGCCCTCGTTGATCTCGAGATGCCGTCCGGTCGCCGCCGCGGCGCTCAGCGCCGCCTGCAAGGCCGGGCCATCATCGGTCACGCCATCGCCGACCGCGCCGAAGTCACGGGCGGAGAGAAACTCGGCGAACTTGTCCTCGACGCTGCGCGGGATGCCGCCGGGGTAGGGCAGCGTCACCGTGCCCTCGCCGCGGTCGAACACGGTGACGTCGCCCACGCTGTCGAAGGCGAGCAGGCGGTTCGCCCGCACGGACCGCATCGGCAGCGTCGCCAGCGATCCCACCTCGGCCGGGTCGAGGCGGATGGCGGTGGTCAGCTCCTCCTTCACCTCCTGCAGTGCGGCGACCTGGTAATCCAGCTCGTCGTTCAGCGTGCGGCTGCGCAGGATGCCGTTCTCCTGAAAGTCGCTGGTGCGGGCGACGACCAGGTTCCGGCGCAGGGTGATGCGCACGCCCGAGGCCGGCGGCGCGGTGAAGGTGACGGTGCCGCCTTCCGATCGGCCGGCGCCGGCGATGGCGAAGCCGGCCTGCGATAGCAGCCCGTCCACGCGCACCTCCAGGTCCGCGGGCTCGAAGATCGGGAAGGGATAGGTGAAGGCGGTCTGGACGCCGTCGGCCGCGTACTGCACGCGCGGTGCGACGTCGCCGATGCGGATATGCTCGTCCATCGGTCGGGTGCCTCGATGCGGATCGGATGCGAAGCCGCGGGATGCTGCCGCACACCCATGGCCAAGGATGAAGCGTCGCCGCGTGCGTCGCGGTAAGCTGGATCGCGGGGCGGCGCGGTCAGCCGAGCAGGTTGCGCGCGGTGGATCCCAGCGTGCGGCCGGCCTGCAGGAAGGCGTTCACCGTGCCGTCCGGGGCCAGCAGGCTGGCGCGCCCGCGCGACAGGCGGGCACGGAACGCCTCGTCGGAAAGATCGTCCACCGTGGCGGCAGACTCGGCCAGCCCGGTGGTGATCGCGGCGCCGGATCCTTCGTCCGGCGCGATCCCGCCGGCGGCAAGCCGCGCCCGCGTCGACGCGATGGTGCGGCTCAGCGTCTCGGCGCGCTCGGCACGGTCCCGCTCGCGCTGGGCGATCAGTTCCTGCTGGCGGGCCTGTTCCTGCTGCTGCGCGAGCTCCGCCTGGGCACGCTGCGTCTGCCGCTGCGAATCGGACTGGCGGACGGAGCCGACCACCGACGCGCCGGTGCCGACCAGCGCGGCGATCGAGGCAAGCGCGGCCATCAGCGTTGCGTCCTGTCCCGGGATGGCCCGGTGCCTTCCAAGCGGCGCATCAGTCGGTGCTCCTCATCTCGGTCGTGACGGCAAGCAGCGTCATCGGCAGCGGCGTGTCGTCCTCCACCCGCCAGAGCGGCGCGATGGCGTCGCGGCGCCAGCCCAGGCAGCGAAGCCGGATGTCGCCGGTGATGCGCGGCGGCGCGCTGTCGAGCATCGGCGTGTCCAGCCGCCGGAAGGGCACCGGCTGCGATCCGGTGCCGAGATCGACGGCGAAGGCCGCCGTCTCCAGCAGCCGGAAGGTCACGGAAACCAACCGCACGGGCGCGGCGCGCACGCCGACGGCGCCGGTCAGGTCGGGCGGCAGTGGTTCGATCGCGTGCGCAAAGCGCAACCCCGCCTGCAGGCTGCGGGCCGGCGGGTCGATCGAGACCGCGCCAAGCCGCACCTCGGCGTCGGCGCGCGGCGCGCCGTCGGCGACGATGCCGATCGCAAGGTCGTTCAGGTGATCGAGTCCGCTCCAGCGGTCCTGCGGCGCGGTGCTCTCGCCGGTCAGCGCGGCGTCAAGGCCGAGCGCGTCGTCAAACCGCTCGATCCGCCAGCCGCCGGCGCGTTCCACGGCGGCCCAGACCGTGCCCTCGATCTCAGCGAGGGAGCGGAAGAAGCCGTCGGTCGCCTGGCCGGTCCAGGCGATCACCTGCTCGGCCCGGTACAGCGTGAGCGTCGCCAGCGTGCCGTCGGCCATGGCCACGTGCAGCAGCCGCCGCACCTGATCATAGGCGAGCGCCACCGGATCCCGGACGAGATGCCGGGCTGCCAGCGCCAGGTCGTTCGCCTGGTAGACCTGCTGGAGATCGGTGTAGACGAACTCGTAGATGCCGCGGCCATTGCGCGCCGCGAAGATGGTCGCGCCGTCCACATCCACCGGCGGCACCGTGCGCACCACCGGCGAGCCGACGCGGGTCTGGCGGTTGATCTGGATGTTCGCCGGCGTCAGCGGCGACCCGGTTACCATCCACTCGGCGCCCGAGGTGAAGATCTGCAGGTGCTGGCCGGAGAACAGGCCGCGGATCGCGTTCACCTGGTCGGAGACCAGCCCGAACTCGATGGCCTGGTCGTCGAGGCCGGTGCCGGCGTCGAAGTTGAACAGGTCGCCGGTCTGCGACAGCCACAGCCGGTTCGGCAGATCGCGGGAGCCGCCGAGCGCGAGGCGGTCCTGGTGGAAGGCGATCGTCGCCGGCCATCCCCGAGCCGCGGAGAAGGCCGCCTCGTCCCAATCGACGGTCGGCAGCGTGTCCGGCAATGCCTCTTGCACGATCGCGGTCGCCTGCGTGGTGCTAGAGACGCCGGTGATGACCAGGTGCTTGCCCCGCAGGCGGAACCGATAGCCGACATGACCGGCCAGGAAGTGATCCCCGTTGGCGGTGAGCACGACCGTACCCGTCGTGGCGTTCGGCTGCAGCGAGACCCAGCCCGGCGCGTAGCGATGGAACGGCTCCGCGGTCAGCGTCCAGTTCTGCACCGACCAGGCGACGTGGCTGGTCCGGGTGATCCGCTGCGGCACCATCTCCGGATGCACCAGCAGCAGGGTGTCGGCGCTCTGCGTCCAGCCGAGCTGCGGCAGCATCCACGCCTGCCAGGGCCCGGGCACCAGCGCGACCTCGGCATCTCCCACGAAGACCCGCATGCCGCCATGCTCGAAGGCCAGCAGATAGGTCTGCTCGGTGTTGAACTCGAAGGCGATCAGGCGGACCGGGCCGGGCAGCGCTGCGATGTGGCGCAGGCCGGGCCGGCGCTGCACGCCGCCGGTCGGCTGGATGAAGACGTTGCGCAGCCGCCGGGCGCCGTTGGCGTAGGCGCGCAGGTCTGGCCGGCCGAGCAGTTCCGCGGCGACCTCGCCCGCGGTGAAGCTGGTCTTCAGCGTCCGCGTCGCGGCCATCAGGCGATCCCCCGGCCGCCCAGACGCGCGGCAACCAACGGGAAATCCTCGATGGCGCGGGCGGTCGCCTGCTGGCTGTCAGCCTGCCGTGCCGCGCGCAGCTCCTGCTCCGCCAGCCGGTACAGCAGGTCGGCGCGGGACGCGTTCTCGGTCAGCGGCAGGCAGAATTCGGCGGCGAGGCGGGCGACCAGCGCGCTGCCGAAGAAGGGCGGGAAGGCACTCTCATCAGGACGGAAGATGTAGGTCAGCACCACCTGGTCGGCGTCGGTGTGCAGGCGGCTTTCCAGGATGCGGTAGCCGAGGCCCCGCCCGCTGCCGGCAGGCCCGGCGGAGAGCGCGCGCAGGAAGCCCGGCGGGAGCTGGAAGGCGTGCCGGAAATCGCCGGTCGGCACCGCGGCCAGGCGCGGGAGCGTCGATTGTCCGGTGGCGAAGCTCCAGGGATGGATCGAGAGCAGCGCGTCGCGCACGCCGGGGTAGAGATTGGCCGCGACCTCCGCCTCCGCCGTGCCCTCGTCGAACGAGGCGACGGGCTGCGCGCCGATCTTCAGCAGCGCGCGGGAGCAGAGCGCGAGAGCGGAGAGGGGCATGGGGCCTCGGGGCGATCGGGCGTGGAGCGGGATAAGGTGGTGCGACCCCCTTCCCGGCCCTCCGCCACGTCGCGGGAGGCAGCACCGGGAACCCTCCCCCGCTGGCGGAGGAGGGCTGGTTGGGGGCCGATGCGCGACTTTGCGCGTGCGCGCATGCGCGACTATTCGCGTGCGCGCATACGCGACTATTCGCGTGCGCGCATACGCACGACGCCGCTGCCGTCGACCAGCACCGCGCCCTGGCTCATCATCGTGTTGACGAACCAGGCGGCGCGGTCGCCGTGCCAGGTGATGTCGGTGGTGACCTCGGCCGCGGCGGCGTGGGCGACGGCAGTCTTGTGGTAGAAGTAGCAGTAGCGGAGCGTGCCGTTCAGCGTGAGCCCGCTATGCGGGATCCACAGCGCGCCGAGCCAGCGCTTGGCCTGCGTTCCCTTCCACGGCAGCTGGTCGTCGCCCACGTAGTCGGCATTGGCGAATTCCTGCAGCGTCAGCAGCTCGCTCCATTGCCGCCAGCCGACGACGGCGAAGCGCATGCCGTCATCGGCGACGTCGGCGGCACCGAGCATCTCGAAGGCCAGCAACACCTTGGCCCGCGTCAGCCCGTCGGCATCCGTCGTGCCCGCGGTCGTGCCGACCGCCTCCGCCGACGCCGCATCGAGCGCGGCGATGATCAGCTCGTCGGTCTTGCGGCCGAGCGCGTAGGCGCCCGCATTGGCCACCACGGCGCGCTCGTCGTGGTTGATCTTCAGCTCGTCGAAGCGGTCGATCCAGTCGCCGGCGTAGTAGTCCTGCAGGAAGCACTCGGCGGCGGTGTGATCCAGGTTCATCACCGGCACCACGCCGTTGCGCGTCTTCGACGCGGCGCTGCCACGGCCAACCTTCTGGAACACGGTGGAGGCGCCGCGCACGTCGGTCTTGCTGCGCACGGTCGGGCGCAGCTTGCTGCCCTGGCGCTGATATGCCTCCTGCACTTCGGCCTCGTATTGCTTGACGAAGGCCTGGTCGATCGATGCGGACATCGGGACATCCTCGGATTGGGTTGCGGGCGGTCGCCAGTGACGCCGGTTGACGCGGCGCGCGCAAAGACGTCACGCCGCCGCCAGCGCGACGGGCGAAGCGGCCACGGGCCGCGGATGTCGGTTGACCGTGACCGGAAAGGGGCACCGGGCCCCGCGGCGCGCGATGCGCTGGTCGCGGGGCCCGGCGGACGGCAGGGCGAGCGCGAAATCCGTTGCACTCGAGCCCCGCCGATCGGCAGCCATGTCGTGCCAGGCGGGGTGCCGGCGGTCCGATGGAACCAACGCTTAGACGAGAGGCCTATGCACCGGTCGCCAGAGCCCAAGCACGCCGACCATGCGCTGCGCATGCGCGCGGAACTCCCGGTTGCCGCGGGAATCAAGGCTCCGGGCGGCACCGTCGGCGGCGACAGGCGCTAGCCGTTTACGAGCCGCCGGAAGCCCTCGGAGACGCGGCGGATGAACTCGGGCTCGCGGGTGCGCCAGTAGCGCGGGTCGCGCATCATGGCGCGCAGCTCCGCCTCGCTGGTCGCCTCCGGACGGACATTGCCCTCGCGCGGCAAGGCGGGCTCGCCCTTCCGCATCATCTGCTCGAGCGCGATGACGCCCTCGGCCGTCGTGGACAGCGCTTCCAGTACGGCGGGGGACAGGTTGGCCCGGCCCCAGGCGGAGAGCTGCGCAGCGACCTTCCGGTAGCGGTCCTCGCCGCCGAAATGCTCGGTCAGACGCGCGCGCTGGCGGTCGGCCTCGAACTCCGCCGCGGCTTCGGCGATCAGCGGCACCAGGCGCTCGGCCGCGAGGTCGTAGACCAGCTGCGCCTGGTCGTTGCTGAACCCCGCGTCGTGCAGCCGCCGGTTCACCTCCGCGTCGGCGCAGCACAGGGCATGCGGCTCCTGGATCGCGTAGGCCTCCGGCGATTCCGGGACGCCCATGGCGGCGCGGAACCGGGCGATCTCGTCCGGCGCGGCATCCGGGCCGGGGGGACCCAGGCGCTGTGAGAGCCGGCGCTCCAGCGCCAGGTAGGATTTCAGCAGGGCCTCGACGCGGATTTCGCCGCGCGCGGCGTCCCAGAATTTTTCGGGCACCTCGGGCGGCCGTGTGGCGGCCGTGCCCTTCGCGGCGGTTTCGGTCGGCGCGTCGGCGTCGGGCAGAAGAAGATCCTCGAGCATGCGGGGACACTCACTCCGGCTGGGGATTGGCGAGGGCAACGGATGCAGGCGCTGTGACGGGGACGAGCACCTCGGCCGGTGCGCCCAGGGTGCGGGCAAGCCACCGTGTCGCCGCGGCGGCATCGACCTGCGCGGCGGCGACGCCGCCGAGCTGCCCGACCGATTGCAGGAACAGCAGCGTGTTCGCGGCATCCGCGCGGCCCTGCAGCCGCGCGAGCGGGCTCTGGTAGCGGATCTGCGCCTCCCGCCCGTCAGGCAGGGCGAGCCGCGGGATCTCGCCGCGCCGGCGCAGGATGCCGAGGCAGCGGGTGATCAGCGGCGTCAGCAGCTCCGCCTGCAGCCTTCCATAGGTGGCGCCCAGCAGCCGCGCCGTCTCGGCGGCGCGCTCCAGCACCTCCGTCGCCGTCCGCTTCGCGTCCTGCGGTGGGCCGATGCGGTCGGCGAGCAGCGCCGCGCGGATGCGCGTGCGCAGGTCGGTCAGCACCAGCTGCGAGACATCGAAATTGCCCGGCGCGGCCAACGGCGTCAGCCCGGCGCTGCCCGGCGCCTTCGGGATGATGGCACCGGGCGTCAGCCGGACCGTCGCCGGGTTCAGGACGCCGTCATCCTCGGCCTGCCAGATTCCGGTCGCCGCGATCGACGCGTTCTTCAGGACCAGCTCGACCACCTTGTTGGCGGTGCGGATGTCCGGCAGTGCCTTCATCACCGGCCCGCGGCCATAGACCTCCCCGGGCGCCTTCAGCCAGCGGAAGGCGATGCAGGGGTGCTCCGCAAAGCGGCCGGTGGTCAGCACCACTGGCCGTTCCGGATCGTCGACGAGCAGCGCGGCATGACGAATGACAGGACCGTCGGCCCAGACCGCTTCCAGCACCCGGTGCTGCGCGTCCGGCTCCGCCGACGCGGTCGGCGGCAGCGCCGCCTCAGGATAGCGGGCGAGCAGCGACGCCGCCGTCAGCCGGGCTTCGCGGAACAGGGTGGTGAGGCGCCCATCCGGCCCCTCCTCCAGCACCGCATCGGCGAGCGGCACCGCGGCGAAGCGGAAGGCGGACGCCTCGCCGAGCGGCGCTTCCTCCACCAGCAGTACGCCCGTCCCGGCCACGACGAGGTCGAGGAAAGCCTGGTGCATCTCGATGGCGAAGTTCGAGCGGTCAAAATGCTCCTGTAGCATCGCGGCGGCGTCCTCTAGCGCCTCGGTCACCGCGCGGCCCTCTGTCCCGTCCTCGACCTGCCGGCCGGGTGCCAGGCCGAACCAGCGCGACCACGGCGGTGTCAGCTCGGCGAGCAGCGAGGCGGCGAGCTGCTCCGCGGCGTCGGCCGAGGTGGCGTCGAACAGCGCGGCATCGCGGGTCGGCGAGGGCAGGGCGTGGTCGTAGCAATCCTGCCAGACGGCTTCGATCGGCCGGCGCCGATCCCGCGCCGCGGCCTGGCGCGCGACAAGCCAAGTGGCGAAGGGTGCCGTATCTGCGGCAGCAGGAAACGGGTCGTCTGCCGGGCCGGGCTTCTGGAGGCGCGGCGTCATGCGAGGAGTTCCGCCGGTCGCGGCGCGCCTTGCCGCGGGGCGCGGGCGCGATGGATGCAGGGCATGGACGGGGTCCGGAGCTGCGGGGACGGAGAAGGCACGGCGCCGCGGGCGGCGATCACTCGCCGAGCAGGGTCTTGCGCGGGACGGTCGGCAAGGCGGCGAGCACGCCGCGGCTCGACGTGGCGACCGTTCCCGGCCGGCCGCGCAGGCTGCGCTGGCGCGCCGCGGTCCGCGCCTCCGAGGCGACCTGTTCAGGCGCCGGCGCCGGCGCCGGGGTGGGCGCCGGCGCCGGGGGTGGCGCTTCGATCTTCTCGGGTTTTGGTGCGCGGAACAGGCCACCCATGCGCCACGTCTCCTTCGCTTCGGTCGGCAGGCCGCACCCGCAGGCGGCCGCAAGGGGCGGGTTCTCCGGCCGTCGACGGAGCCCGCGGGCGGGTTCAACGGACCGCGGAAAAGGAGCGGGCCTGCCCCCGGGGAGGGAGGCAGGCCCGCGCAGTGACGATCGGGAGGACGCCGCCGGGCGCACTGCGCCCGTTGGCAGAGGCGTTTTAGGTGTTGTCGGCGAGGGCGTCAAGAAAAAATTCCTCTTGATGAGCCGGAAACTGTCCTCGCCGCAGCAGGGCGCGATAGAGGCCGTGCGGCGTCAGCGCCCAAGGCGCGTCGCCGCCCAGCACGGACCGGCAGAGTCCGACGCATCCTCCGGGCAGCAGGGGCGGCATCAGCGTGCGGCGGGGCTCGTCCGGAACGAACGGCCCGAGCACCTGCCATCCGGCGCGCCGATAGAAGCCGGGCAGATCGTATGCCGCGGGCACGTCCAGCCGCGCCACGACCAGCCGGCCCGCAAGCGGATCCAGGACCAGCCACCCGGCCGGGTCGGCGAGCGCCGCAAAGCAATGCCGGAACCCTGGCCGCAGCAGGCGCTGCCAAGGCATATCGGCCCGGCCCCCGAAGGCGATCCAGGCCCGCTGGCCGGTGCGCTCCGCCACGCGACGATGGGCTGCCATGGCGCGCCGCCGGGTGACGGCCTTCACGCCGCCGGCGGCCGCGGCTGGGATTTGGCAACTTGCTGTGCCATCGGGTGCGGGACGGCGCGCGGCGGCTGCCATCACCGGCGATCCGGGAACGGCAGTACCGCCGACATGGCCTCGGCGGGAAGCGCCGGCCCGTCGACGATGCCCTTGACGCGGAGCGGCCATTCAAGCCGCGCCATGGCTTCCCGCCAGAGGCGCCAGTCGCCGCTCTCGCCGGGGTGGCGCGGATCGGGCGGATGGCCGCGTTCCCCCCAGATGCGGAGGATGCGGGCATGCTGAAGCTCGATGCGGCGCTGGCGATAGAGACGGTCCAGGCACTTGACCACATCATCCGGCTCGCACGGACGCGTCACCAGGCCCTTGCCGGCGACGATGCGGGCGCCGTCTCGGCGCGCGACCAGCGCGGCCATGGTCCAGAACCATGCCTCTTCGGCCGTTGCGAAGGGCTCCGTCCTGGCGGCATTCGCATGCCGCGGGACCGTGCCGGGGCGGGTTGCGGTGGTCATCGGGGGGCTCCGTTCGCTCTATGGTTGCCGAACATAAATGGAACATATACCGCCGAGTTTAGGAGCACAAGCGGGGACAAGGAAATCAAACCTATTGCTTTACGACTTGGAGCCTAGGATATCTTCCCCAGGCGGAAGGCCGAAGATTCGCACACCCATGCGCCATGAAGATGTCTGGCGGGCGCTCGATGCGCTCGCCGCCGAGAACGGTCTGTCCGCCTCCGGCCTTGCCCGCCGGGCCGGGCTGGACCCGACCGCGTTCAACCCGTCGAAGCGGGTCGGCGCCGACGGCCGCGCCCGATGGCCTTCGACCGAAAGCGTCGCCAAGGTGCTCTCGGCGACGGGCACCGGGGTGGAACAGTTCGCCGCCCTGGTCACCGGCGCGCCGACCCTCACCCGCGGCGGGGGGCGGGCGGTCGCGGCACGGCGCATCCCGCTGATCGGCCTCGCCCAGGCCGGCGGGGAAGGCTATTTCGACGATGGCGGCTATCCGGTCGGCGGCGGGTGGGACGAAATTGCCGTCCCGGAGGTCGGCGATCCGAACGCCTATGCGCTCGAGATCCACGGTGATTCGATGACGCCGGTGTTCCGTGACGGAGATCTCGTCATCGTCTCACCGGCCGCGCCGGTGCGGCGCGGCGACCGGGTCGTGGTGCGGACACAACTCGGCGAGGTCATGGCAAAGGAGCTGAAGCGGCAATCGGCCCGGCGCGTGGAGCTTCGCAGCTTCAACCCGTCGCATCCCGACTTCACCTTCGACCTGCCGGAGCTCGCGTGGATGCACCGGATCGTCTGGGCGAGCCAATAG